CATTAAGAGGAATTTTAAGGTCTGTTTTAAAAGTACAAGACGAGGCAATTGATACAGCAAAAGAAATGGGATTAGCTTGGAATGTTGATGCCTTAAGAGGAGACAATTTTGTAAAAACATTACAGAAATTAAATGGGACACAAATAGAATACTTATCTAAATTATCACCAAATATTAGAGGATTATTAGGATGGGCTGTAGCATTAAGTGATGTCAATGAAGCAGCACGTGACCATGCGGCAATCTTAAATAGAGCTGGGCTAACACAAGAGAAGTTTGAAAAAGCATCGACTACACTTACATTTCAATGGAATAGATTCAAAGCAGCAATTTTTGATTCAAGGGTAGTAATCGGAACAGCATTGGTTCCAGCTTTAAAAGATTTGATTAAACTTGTAGTAGATATTTCAGGAAAAATAACAGAATTTGCAGAAAAAAATGAGAAATTGTTTGGATGGATAGTAAAATTAGCTGCTGTTTTCGGTCTTTTGGCAATTCCAATTGGATTTTTAATAATGTCTTTACCTGGATTGATTATTGTCTTTACAAAATTGGGTTTAGCAATGGTAGCTTTAAAAGTAAAAATGTTACTAATGGGTGCTGCATTTGCAACTTGGGCTGTTACTTTGACCGGAATGATAGTAATTATAGGTGCTTTAGTGGTTGCAGTAACAGGAGCAACATTTGCTTGGTGGGCTTATCATAAAGCTCAAAAGGGCGTAGAAGAAGCAAATAAAACATTAGCTAATACTTTAAAGAATAACTTAACTAAAGCTCTTGAAGAAAATAATAAAATGTTAAAAGAAAGAGCCGATACTTTAACTGAGGCTCAAAGAAAAGAAATTGAATTAAATTCACAGTTAATTTCCAGTCTAATTAATACAATTAAATCAACTGATGATTTTAATAAATTAACAGAAGAACAAAAAAATAAAATTTACGCTACAGTTATAGCTCTTCAAAAGCAAAACTTTCAACTTAAACTAGCGATTGAAAGTAATACAACATTAGCTGAAGTTCAAAAAAGTAGCTTTGAGGTTACTGAAGAAACTCTGAAAACCCAAATTAGGAGAACAAAAGAATATATAGAATTAGAGAGAAAAGTAACATTGGCTTCCTTAAAGGGTGTAGAACAAAGAGTTAAAGCAATTGAATTTGAAAAATTAAAAGCATTAGACGCATTAGAAGAAAAGTTTGATAAGGAGTCATTAGAATATGAATTAATGAGTGACGTGATTATAGATTATTATGATTTGTTAGTAGCAACCGCTGAAGAAGCTGCTGAAGAAACTGGTAATGCATTTAATTTCATGGAAGAACTTGCAACTCAATCAGCTCGTAACATACAAAATGCTTTTGCAGATTTCTTTTTTGATGCTTTTACAGGAGAATTGAGAACCGCCGAAGACATGTTTAGGTCATTCGGAAATGCTATTTTAAGAACTTGGTCTAATATACTTGCACAAATGGCAGTAGAATCAATGAAGTCTAACCTATTTCCTTTAATAATGAAACTTGTTGGTGGGATTGGAGGTTTTTTTGGTATGGCAACTAACATGCCGACACCAACTGGTTCTTATCCAGGGGGGTATGCCCCCTCAGGTTATGCAGACCCTATTGGAACTTATGCAACAGGAACCAACTTTGTTCCCCAGACCGGTTTATATAATTTACATAAAGGGGAAGCAGTTATAGATGCACAACAAAATGCAAAGGGTGGAGAAACAGTAATCCAACCAGTAGTAGTAATTCAAGCTTGGGACACTAGAGATGTAACAAGGAATATGGATACAATTTCAGCAGGATTAGCTCAATCATTAAGGAGTAATTCTAGTTTTAGAGAAGCAGTAAGGAAATATGGTAGGTGATATAAATGGCTGTTGATTTTAATACATTTGATAGAGGTTTTCCATATAGGGAAATAACAAAATTTAATATTTTAGAAACTGAAATGGAGAACGGAGTTGTTCAGAAGAGAAATAAATGGAGCAAAAGTCAAAAGAAATTTCAAATTACTTTTAGTGTAAATACTCAAGCTGAAATACTTGCTATTAGAGATTATTTTATCGCTGAAGAGGGAAGTTATAGTACTTTTGCATTTACAGACCCATTAGAATCTGTAGAATATACAGTTAGATTTGTAGAAAATTCATTTGAATTGACAAGAGATAATTATGGTAGCTACAGTGCGTCAGTAGAATTAATTGAGGAGTTTTAATGCGAACCTTAGATAGTGATTTCGTTTTAGAGAAAAACAAGCAGGAAAATAAACCCATATTCCTTTACACTATATATGATTACGATGGAAGCACGGACTTATTCTTAACTAACTACAATGAGAATGTTACATTTGATAGTCAAGAATATACTGCATTTCCAATTATACATGAATTTACATCCGAAAACACACAAGGACAGGTTGATTCAGTAAGGCTTACTTTAGGAAACGTATCAAGATTAATGCAAGCTCATTTAGAAGCAAATGATTTTAGAGGAGTAAAAGTAGAAATAAAACAAGTGTTCGCAGATTTATTAGAAGATGCCGATGCTTATATCAAACACGTTTATTATGTAGACTCATATACAGCTGACCAACTGAGCGTTGAATTTATACTAACAAGTAAATTTGATGTTTTAGAAGTTGAGTTACCTGCAAGAAAATTTTCAAGGAATACCTGCAGTTGGAAATTTAAATCAACTGAATGTGGGTATGCTGGGGCAGAAACTGAATGTAATAAAACATTAGCAAGATGTAGAGTTTTAGAAAATTCAAGTAGATTTGGAGCTTTTCCAAGCGTCCCATCAAGGCAGATTTATACAAAATGATATTAACAGAAGGGCAACTAATAAATAAGTATTTGGGTTGGGAATATCTCCACCACGGAAGGGAAGAAGGAAAAGTTGATTGTTGGGGGTTGATTTTATTTATTTACAAAGAATGTTTTGATATCAATATTTTAGATTTAGAAGAATATGAAAAGAATTGGGCCTTACGTAATAAGAATTTATTTATAGAAAATTATTATAAAAATTGGTTATTAATAACCCAACCAAAATTTTTAGATGTTATATTATTTAACAACTCTAAAAGAATTACATTTCATGCAGGAGTTTATTTATCAAACGGAAAATTTATTCACGGGTCAAAAGCAGGTGTAGTAATTACAAGGTTAGATGGAAAATGGAAAGAAAGAGTAGAAGGATATTACAGGTATGAGCGTTAAAGTAAGTTACATCCCCAATATTTTAAAGTATAAAGGAAGAAAAATTGAGGTTATGCCTTACTCTAAAGTAGAAGGCAAAACAATATTAGACTGTGTAAAAATATTGGGGTACCCAACTGAAAATATTAAAGCAATCATCAATGGGAAGAAAGTTAGTTTAGATTCAAAAGTAGAAAAAAATACTGAAGTAATAATAACTCCCGACGTTAAATGGCCAGCTATTGTTGCTATTTGGAATATTGTAATGGTAATAGCTGCTGTCTATGCTGTTATATCAACAATAATAGCACTTGTCAATAAACCAAGAAAACCTAATTATGGCACAACAGGAGAAGGAATAGATGAAGGGTCAGCGACTTACGGATGGGAAGGGATAAGAACAATTCAAGAAGTTGGAACCCCGATTCCAGTAATCTATGGAAGACATAGAGTAGGCGGTAATGTAATCAATGCTTATGTAAGAACAGATGGAAATAAAAATTATTTAAATGTTTTACTTGCTTTATCAGAAGGAGAAATAAATTCAATTGGAACTATTTTAATTAATGATAATCCTTCAGCTAATTTTGACGGTATCTCTACAACAACAAAAATGGGGACGAACGACCAAGCAATGATACCAAACTTTGAAGATGCACATAATTTATATGATGTGAATACGAACCTAACTAAAGATAATGCTCATGTTTATACTACAGCTGATTCAGACGTAGAGGGATTCGAAATCCACTTACAATGTCCAGGGGGGTTATTCCAGCAGGATTCTGGAGGTGGGATAAAAGAATGGAGTGTAACTTATCAAGTAGAATATAAACTTCATGCAGCTCCTGCTTATACTGACTTAGGTTCAACAACAATTACAGCAAAAAGTAGAACAACAATAAGAAGAGTTTTTAGAAAAACAGGATTAACAGCTGGGCAATATGATATTAGAGTAACAAGGACTTCCGATGATTCTAGTTTAGACCCCCTAATGGAGGGAGACTTAAGTTGGGTTCAGTTAGATGAAATAAAATTAGATGACTTTAGATATCCAAACACAGCATTATTAGGAATCGAAGCATTAGCAACAGACCAATTAAGCGGAGGAATGCCAAACTTTACTTCTTTAGTAGAAGGGATAAAAGTAAGTGTTCCAGATATAAGAACAGCGGGAGATGCTGCTGTTGATTGGGAAGATTATTATTGGAATGAAGCTGAAGATGAATTTAGATTATTAGATGGAGATACATCTTTAGTTTGGGATGATGTTACTTATGTAGATTTGTGGAGTGCTAATCCTATTTGGTGTATAAAAGATTTATTAATAAATGATAGGTACGGATTGGGAGAATTCATTGTTTCAGCAGACATTGACAATACTTTATTTTTAGAAATGGCTAAATATTGTGAAGAGAAGGTTCCAGACGGCGAAGGAGGATACGAAAAAAGATTTCATTTAAATGTAGTATTAGATTCTTCAACACGAGCATTGGATTTGTTACTTCAATTGTGTATGTCATTTAGAGGAATGCTTTTTTATTCTGCAGGAAATGTAAAAATAAGAATAGATAAAAACGAAACACCCATTCAATTGTTTACAATGGGTAATATAATTAAAGATTCTTTTAAACAGAGTTGGAAATCATTAAAAGATGTTCCAAATGTAGTAGAAATTCAATATTTAGATGAAGATAAAGATTACAAACAAGATACAATTGCTTACATAGATGAAGCAGCTTTAGCAGCTGGTGACCCAGTAAGAAAAAAGACAATTAGATTATTTGTAACGAAAATAAGTCAAGTAATTAGAGAAGCAAGGTATGCTTTAAAGCAAGCAAAATATTTA